AAAGATAAATAAAAGTGAGGATCGCGGCACTCGCAATGCCCATCCCCTCTAATACTGTTAAGGAGTATCAGCAATGACTATTTATTTGTATAAAAAGACCCATAACAAAACTGGTTTGCAGTATCTTGGCAAGACGGTACAGGATCCATTTACCTACAAAGGTTCAGGTAGACGATGGGGAAGTCATATCAATAAACACGGATATGATGTTACTACTGAAATCCTGCGAGAATGCCAAACTAACGAAGAAGTTAGAGAATGGGGCTTGTATTACAGCAACCTATGGAATGTAGTAGAAGATAGAAAATGGGCTAATCTTAAAGAAGAATCAGGCGACGGGGGAGGCATGTTCGGCGAGGGCAACGGAATGTTTGGTAAGACCCACACCGATGAAGTTAAGGCTGTCCTCGCAGAAGAAGCAATCGCTAGGTTCAAGGGTAAATCATACGAAGATTTGTATGGTAAAGAAAAAGCAGAACAGTTAAAACGCAAAAGATCAGCATCTACCAAGGGAAAGAATAATGCTGGAGAACACAATCCCATGTTTGGCAATCAGCACAAAGAAAGTGCTAAAGCCCTTCAATCTTACCGAGCAAAAAATAGACCTAAGTTAGAATGTCCTCATTGCGGTATAGTATGTGCGTCTTCACAGTTCAATAGATGGCACGGGGATAAATGTAAACTTAATCCTCGTCAACCATAATGGTAAGTTTTGCTTCCTTAAGTGTGTAACCAAAGTCAATCCAGCGATTGACTTTAAGTGAATCCCATTCAGTCGTTCCCATGTGTTTTAACCATGCTTCTTTCGGACTTTGACCAAACGTTCTATAAGCCATGTCAGGGATGACCTTACTCTTATCATCCCACGGGTTGGTAGGAGGAATAATCACATACCCTGACTTAGTGTATTCCGTCACCATTCGGGTCCAAATGATTTATCAGTACGCTCGTAGACTTGAAACCAATCTACACCGTAAGCTGGACAGATGTGAATCTGTTGAGGAAGATTGTTACTATCCTTCTCTCCGCCTTCACCACAAATGAAGTATATATCACCATATGCCTCAGCGATCACCTGATGGCGAACGAGAGATTTTAGCTTCCGGAGTTCTCTAAGCTCGCCTTCGTATGCTTCTACTTCAAGATTCATCTTCAATATATCCNNTGTTTATCGCACAATACACGAACCCAGCGTCTCTTTTCAGTGCTACGAGCAATACCCGGCGATCCACAATCTTCGCATATTCGTGAAGTCATTGACTCTGCCATAGCTTCAAGACCACGAATATAATCATCACCACCGTGATAGTAGAAACGTAAGGTACCAAACTTTTCCTTGATTTGAGTGGCAACTACCTGTTCAATAAGTTCAGGAACTTCTCGTTCTTCACGTTTGATGAAAGAGGCTTTATCCGACCAATCATAGTCAGGGTCGTTTACATCTTTGTTCCAATCAACCGCAAATTTTCGCTGATTGGCAACATTATCAATATGATTTTGAATGTTAGCACAGAGCATATCGATGATATCATACCAACCATCACCAACACTCATTTCGCAACGCTGGCTGAAAATCTTTGGATACTTTTCTCTAATGTGCTGGTCTAGTTCAGGTGTCATTTCTTTAATGTCTCTATGGTTCTATAATGTTCAACTAGCTTATCGTAGTTGTCATAATTAACAGCAGCAAGTTCAGGATACTTGCGCTCTAGGTTTAGATCAGTCATATCCAGCCGATATCGGAACCAGCGATCTTCGTACCCATGCGGATCAACAATGTCCTTAAAAGAAACATAAGGCATCTGTTGAACTTTGTCACCACCTAGGTTGAACGACATGTGTTCAGTAGACACAATCATTCTCCCGTCACCTTCACACCTACCACACGGGGTGCGATAGGTGCTATATTCTCTCTTATGATAGTCGGTCAGTTCTTCTTTTTCAAAGAACCCGTAGCCCTGGCATCGGTCACACAAAACAACTTTGTTGGACCTAGACATTGACCCTGTGACAGTCTTAGGCAGGTCCTCAAGCTTGATTGGTTCGCTCATTTCTTAAGCAACTCCATAACCTTTTCGGGCTTGATGATTTCGTGTACGCCCTTAACATCCTTTTCAATGACTTCATATTCAATGATTTCCCAATCACTGAAATCATTCTGTGGCCCGCGCTTATAGCTATTGTAGGTCATACAGTTACTAATCATCTGCCTAAGACGACCAAGCGTTTCAAATGTCTTGCCCGTCTTGTTCCAATGAGGTTCTCCGCCCTTCATACGGAACTTGCCAGTACTCTTGCTGCGGATCTTGTAAAAAATCATCCTCGGCGCATCCTTGCAACTTCGTGTGCCTGTTCTTCGTTGATGATAGGCACTGCGTTACTCTTGTGCATGGTTGCGATGCCCTTGATCAGTGTACCAGTATAGACGTTTTCCTTACGAGCGAAGGTAACACCAATGCCATCGCCCGACTCATACTTGGGAGCCTCACGACGGTATGTAGTAGCCTTCATAGGATCCTTGACAACACCCTTGAGTTGGGGCTTGTATTTGCCCTGACGATAAGCAATATATTCGTCAAGAGTCTTGGGCTTGAGACCATACTTTTTCATCTGCTTGTTATAGGCGTTAAGCTCCATAGCAAACTTATGATACTGACTGTCGGACAGTTTCTTCTTACGGCGGTTGGTATTAACAGTGCTGTAAGCGTGGCCGAGCAAATGCATGGTCATAGTTATCTCCTTACTATTCTTTATAGCAGGTTACAAAGGTAATGTCAACCTTCTTTTAGCATTTTCCAGAGGTATTCTCGCTCACAATACCAGCGATCTTCGTGCCCTGACCAATCATGGAACCGCACACGCCATGCTTTTTTGAACCACAACGACTGCCCAGATAGCCTGCATTTTCTAGGCAAGAAACTGAAAATGAGTTTCTTTTCTTCCATGTGCCAAATTGGTTCATCATCAAGCAACGGTGCCATTATGAATACCTCAACATAAGATATGTCCAAAGCTTGTCAGCTTCTTCATACTTTCGAAACTTCCAACGAGTGCCATTCTTGCCGCTGATATTTCGATTGGGGTCAACAATATCTCTAACTTCTTCCATGTCAATGCTAGCAGCAGTCCAGCCCTTACGAGCATCGATGATATAGATTGGACGAGCGTTGGCATTGCCAGGAGGCGCATGTTTGGTTTGAATGAAACGAAAATGATTCGATTCTCTTACTACTTTTTTACTCATCGCCCCACCTTAACTGAAACCATGCTTCCATTTCATCTGTAAAGATATAATTCTGTCCCATTAACGCACTGACAGAAACATCTAATTTAGATTCTTCGGGAATATCATAGAACTTCCACATATACACCGGCTGTTCTTCAATCCAATCTCTAATTTCTTGCGAACGAATATTAAATACCCACTTGTCGGTAGGCATATCCATACCAATCCGTTCCCACTTCTTAGCGAATGGGTTGATCATATTAGCTATCTCTGGCATTGGTTGGACGCTGCATATTTCCTTAGCGATAGTAATAGGATCATATTTTGGAGTATCTGTCACGACCACCTCAACATAAACCAAGACATATCTTTTTCATTCTCAATAAAGATATAATAGAGACCCGTATACCATGTACCGTGCTTAAGATTCTGCCGGCACCATTCACGCATTCCATGATAATCTTGTGGATCAACTTCGGATTGCCACCCTGATCGTTGTTCTTCTACCCACTGATTTCTATCAGCAATGATACCTAGATCATCTGTATAACCGGCAGGACGGTACGGTCGATAAGTGAAATCTAGCTTAATTTTTGTTCTGTTTACAATCACGAGTACCTCAACAATGCGAAAGTGTATAGTTGTTGATCTACAATTCTAAATTGGTCCCAATTAACGTCTACTGGATCACGAATCAATCCGACGTTGCTTGGAAGCCACTCTTCCAATCGTGTAGCCCATGGATGTTCAATAGCATTATCTGGACTAGTGGCTTCTTCAAATGCAGAAAACACGTTGCCTACAAACACCATCGATGGTGTTACCTTAGGATAAAAATCCTTAAGTGCTAGATACAATGTTTGTCCATTTGGATCAAAATACTTCATGAATACCTCAATATAAAAAAAGTAAGGTCTTCGGGACTTTTAAACACTACACGAATACTGCCGTTAGTCTTGTATCGTATAGTAGCAACAGTAGACAATTCATCATACAGTTTATGAAACTCTTTGTCCTTAGTAAAATTAGTCCACCACTGCGGAGGCTGCTTTTCGTGTTCGTCGCCCCAATACCAACGCTTGAATGTAAATGCGGTTTTCATGACCACCTCAATAGGAACCATGATAGATCACGCTCGTTAGTGAAACGGATATAGAACAAACCATCGTCCCAAAACATCATGTTATTTTGCTTGCACCATTTCTTACTTTGGTTAATGGTATCATACACATCATTCCAAACATCATATCCGGGCTTATATTTCAGTTCAAGCTTATAGGGCTTGCTACG